CAAAAAACAAGATACATCCCGAATTTCCCTTTAAAGGCTTTCATAACTGCTGTTATGCTTATAGCAATGCTTGCTATACTTAAAATGATAGGCATGCCTTACCTCCTTGTGCGTTGTAGCGTTAAAAATCGTTTACGTCGCAGCCTAAAACCTCTGCAAGCTCTTTGCTCAACGGCAGCGTCGGCACTTTGGTGCCGCGTTCAATCTGGCAAATCATACTTTGCGTAATGCCAACCTTTCGGGCCAGCTCCGCTTGCTTCATATTCTTCTCTATACGCCTGGCCTTGATGTTTTCCCCTATGCTCAATATCTCAGCTCCTTTCGCTTTCTCGCTCGCCTCCGGCGCTGTTCGGCGGGCATCTTCCTGGCTATTGCCTCGGCGTTGCTCGGCTCACAGGTATATGGCCCGCCGCTTAGAGAAGTTTTCGGCCTCTCGACAGCTTCCTTTTGGCTCGCTTTTGTGGTATGCTGTAGTCATGTGATTGACTGTAGTTATATATTATCACCGTTTACAGTGATTGTCAACGGTTTTTCACTCTTTACAGTGAATTTTATGTTTTGCACAAAAAAGGCGGGATAATGTTATGTATAATCATCAAGAAATAGCAGAACGCATTAAATCACGTGCAAAAACTCAAAAAATTGCTATGAAAACAATGCTGTCTGATTTAGAATTAGGCATCAACTTGATTTCCCATTTAGCAAAAGGGCAGAATATCACCGCTTTAAACCTCGCCCGCATAGCCGACTACCTGGACTGCTCTGTTGACTATTTATTGGGCCGAACAGACAAGCCGGAGGTGAATAGGTAGTTGTGGCGCCACGATATGGAATCGTTTACCGGAGTTATCCTATAGCTGAAAATTTATAGGCAATTTTGCAACTGCCTATTCTTTCTCGCTTTATCCCGTTAAAGCGCGGGGAATTCGGTTTTTTCGCCTATAAGGGATTCATAATGGGGTATTGTGTCAATACCCCATTCGTGCTATTCGTAGGATAGCACGAAAAATTTTTGATATTTTTGTGTATTTTTCTAACATGTTTTCAACGTATTTCGACAGCAATTGCCGAGTTTTAGTATATGATGGGAGCATCATCGAGAGGAGCGTGGATGAAATGAAAAAATTTTTGTGTGCAGCTTTGGCTTTGGTTCTATGTTTGTCTTTAGCGGGCTGCGGGGGGGGGTAGCAGCAGCGTAAACATCACTATAGACGATGTAACTGCTGCCATCCAAACGATTGACTCCAGCTTTTCGTTTGACGACAAGCCGGCTTTTGAGATGATTGGTGCGAAAGATGGGTGGATGGGGTATGTTGACACCTCCCCTGTCAAGGTGTACCAGTTTGAAAACGACAGCGCCTACAAAAAAGCAGTAGACCGTTTTGGCGATATGCTTAGCAAATGCCCAAAGGTCGGCAATTTTGTGCTGGATTGCAGCGAAGAAGACGTGCAAAAGGCATTTCAAAATATTGGAAAATAATGAATGAATCGTATTTTGATGGTGGGTTAGCTCAAAAAATTGGCTGGACTTTATTAGGTATCTTGATAACAATTTTCACGCTTGGCATATGTTATCCGTGGGCAGTTTGTATGATATATGGTTGGGAAACCAAACATACAGTAATTAACAGTAAACGTCTTGCGTTCGACGGAACAGCGCTGCAACTTTTTGGAAACTGGATTAAATGGCTTTTGCTTACTATTGTAACTATCGGGATTTATGGTTTTTGGTTAAGCATTGCTTTGAAAAAATGGAAAACTAAGCATACGCATTTTGCAGACTAAACGTCTTTTCCAATCTTCTTTAGCTGTTTTAATGATTGCAGTGACCGTGGTTTGGTGATATACTTAGCATCATACAAAACCGCTGGCCCGCAGTGCATAAGCACAGAAAAAGCGCGCTACAGAAATGTAACGCGCTTTCTTCGTATAAAGAAAACCCGCCCTGCGCTATCGGCACAGGACGGATTTTTGTAGCAGCTTACCCAAAAGGTAAACAGCAAATGTTTGTGTTTCTGTTATACCTTTTTGGGCGAGCTTTGTAAAGATTTTTCTTTTTTAGCCGTTCAAGGGGGTATTTTTTATGGGCAAACGCATAAACACCGCGCAATGGATGGAAAAGCAGCAGCGCTGGCAAATCAAAGTGCAAAAAGATAACGAGCGCAAAACCTTTTATTCCTCCAAGCCCGGCAGAACCGGCCAGCGCGAAGCCAACGCCAAAGCAGACGCCTGGCTGGATGATAACATCTCCCATGCAAATAAACGGGTAGAACCGCTTTGGAATACTTTTCTGGATTTTCTGCCCTCAAAAGATGACTACAAAAAAGCTGCCAGCATTGGCAAATGCTATATCCTGCCCGCAATCGGTAAAAAACCAATCGGCTCTGTAACGGAGGGAGATTTTCAAAAAATCTTGGACAGGGCCGCCAAAAAAGGAAAAAGCGGAAAACCTTTGTCTAAAAAAACATTGATGAATATGGCAAGCATTATGCAGCGGTTTATGAAATATTGCCGCAAAAACAAATTAACCAAAGAAATATTAGAAGATTTGTCCATCCCTAAAAATGCTTTTGCAAAAGAAAAAAAGATTTTACAACCAGACGATTTGATTACACTGTTTACCAAAGACACCATCTTTTATCGCGGGCGGGAACAAAAAGACAGCTACATACACGCATATCGCTTTGAGGTTTTAACCGGCCTGCGCCCCGGTGAAATCATTGGTTTAAACAAACAAGACGTACAAGGCGATGATATACGCATCATGCGTTCCGTAAATGAACGTGGTGAAATTACAAGCGGAAAAAACCAAAACGCTGTTCGGCAGTTTTCACTTACCAAATTTGCCAAACAGGAATTAGAAGCAGCTATGCAAAACAGCTCTTCCCAAAGCGTGTTTGAAATTCAAAGCCAAAGCACTTACCGGCACCGCTGGAAACGATACTGCGAATACAACAACATTCCCTATGTCACGCCATACGAAATGCGCCACACCTTTATAAGCATTGCCAAAAACTTATCCACTGGGGAAATCCGCGCATTGGTAGGCCACTCCAAAAGCATGGATTCCTGGGGCGTGTATGGGCACGAAGTGCAGGGCGAGCGCCAACGCACTGCCAAAAAGTTAGAAGCTATTTTCTCGGAAATTGTGTTTGCATAGGAAAGCCAAAAATAAAAGTGGGTTATAAAGTGGGTTACACCTAAAAATAAAAATCTCGCAGAACAGCTATTCAAGCCATTCTGCGAGATTTTTAATTGGTGGAGGCGGGGGGAGTCGAACCCAACATTTTGCTCTTTTCCAAAACGATTCATAGGCGCAAATGTACTATTCATGCGGTTTTACACAAATGCGAATTGCTCTAAAAACATTCAAAAATGCCTTGTAAATATAAAAAGTGGGTTACAATGTGGGTTATAAAAACACCCCCGCGTTTTACACTTCCATGAGAGGTGTGCGGGGGGCTTTTTACATAAACCCCATAGCGTCGTACAACCCCGGATGGTGGGGCAACTACCTGCTATGAGGGCACGCTAACCAAAAAGAACATCACTTGAAAATTTGCACATTTCTGTATTCTACAAGGCCATAGCCCCAAGCAATAATTGCTGCTACAATTAAAACCAAAAAAACTGCGTTCACAACAAATAACGGCCTGATAGAAGTTTTGTTTTTGCCGTGTACAATTCTGTCAATATAGTAAAATAACGCATAAATCAGGTTGACAAAAACCAACCCAATTACCGAAGCAACAATCATTATACGATAAATACTGGATTGGTGCATGTTTTCCAGAACAGACGTAGAAAAAGCAAACGCAGCCGTTAAAGCTAACACCACTGAAGCAAAGATGCCCAGAATCGCTATATATTCTTTTTGCATGCTTTTGCTTTCTTGCTGGGTTTTTTCTACTTTTTCATTTATTATCTCTGCTTTTTTTGATATATCCGCTATTTGAGATTGCAGGCGTGTCGCATCCGCCTTTTGTTCAAGCAAAGCCTTTGAGTAGGCAAGCCTAGCCATATCCAGGTTTACGTGGTCATACAGTTTGCGAATGCTGTCGCTTATATCAATTAGCTTGCCATAAGAATCTACATTTTTCGCCTGATATCCTTTGCGAAGAATTTCAAGCTTCTCAACCAATGTAGTGATATCCCCCGTGGTATCCTCTTGAAAAACTTCAGCTACCACTTCAAATATATCCGAATAAAAATGACGGAAATGCTCTGTTTGCCCTGGTATATGATAGATTTGTTCCAATTTTACATAAACTTCAGACCGTTTTTTCTCAGTATCAACTGCCTGCTGGTCGGCCAGCAAGTATAATATATCGCGCAATTTTTGGCGTTTATTCGTTTCTGCTTGCATATTGATAGTGTCCAATGGCTAACCCACATCCTTTATCAAAGAAAGAGGAATCACTTCCCCGTTGCCTTTGCCGTTTTGATAGGTTTGGGCCCACGCACCGCCTGGCCTATGGGTATCGTTCACCATATCCCAAGGGTACAAGGAGCGTTTCTCTTCCACAATAGGGTCTATCATTGCTTGGTCTTCTAAAGAAATCGTTTCATCATATTGTCTAGTAATGGGCATCGCGCCGAAACCGCAAAAACGATAGTATACTGCTGGAACAACAGGGCCAAACTGCCATGCCTCGATATCATCTACAAATGCTTGATTGTTGTGTTTTACATAATATGCTTGAATATAATACAGGATTTTTTGTAGCTGCAAATTGCTAATGGGGTACCCATCTTTTACGCATTTTGTAATAATGTACTTTGACAGTACAATCGCTTGATACATAGCTTTAGCCCCCTTTCCCACCTATATTATATCATTTTATGCACTCAATCTCAACACGTTCAATTGTTAAATATTTTCAACTATCTTAACCTTAACCCACAAAAAACAAATCGTCAACGTCCTTTTCTAATAAAAATAACCCGCCCTCTATTTAAGAGAGCGGGGTTTTGATTTTATCGGGGCCTTAAAGCTTGTACTTTTCTAGCAGTGCCAAAATGTTGCCAACCAGCTCGTTGCGCTTTTGTTTTTCTGCGGCCAAGTCTTGATAGCACGCCTGGTAATCGGCTTTGGCTTTCTCATACAGGGCCAAAACCTGGTTGTATTTGGCCTCAAAATCGGGCTGTGGGGCCTGTTCCAGCATAGGCAGGGTGTAGTCCTCTTTGGAGAGAAAGCCGCGTTGCAGATAGCTTTGGTTGGGGGTAATGCTTTGGTTGTCGGGTGCTGTGGGCTTTACATACAGCACATGGGCCGGGTTGATGGTAGTATCAATGCCTCTCTTAAACATGCTGGTGTTGCCGCTTAGCCCCGGCACCATCATCGGGTTTTGGGTGTCCGTGTCAAACTCCACATGCAGGTGTACGCCGCTAGAATATTTGCCGGTTGTGCCAATGGTGCCAAGGCGCGTTTTGGTAGAGATTTTGTCGCCTGCCTTTACCAAAGGTGCATCGGCCAGATGGTAGCAGCGGGCTACCAAATTGCGGGTTTGGCCGGTGGCATGAATGTACACGTCTTTGTACAGTACCACCACGCAGTTGCCGAAGATAGAATCATTCCCGGCTGCAATCACTTCCCCGTCCCCCATCGCCCATAGGACTAAAGAGGGGTCGTACAAGTCCATGCCGTAGTGGGCAAAGCCCCACGCCTGCTTGTAAGCCGCATTTTTGTAACCGCACAGCACCTGGCAGTTGTTCAGGGGAAGAATGAGTTCCTGGCTCATGGCTACTCCCCCTTGCCGCTTTGCTTGTAGAGTTGGTTAATGTACACGCTGGCCCCGGCGCACAAAATACCCTGGGTTATGGCGGTAAACAGGCCGAGCATTGCGCTTTGAAAGCCCTCAAAGCTGCCAGCTGCCAGCACATACAGCACGCTTAACAAAATGCCCGATAGCCCTAAAACCAGGGGAATCCGCTTGTCTTTTACAGCGCTTTTTTTCAGCGCCAGGCCTACAAAATACAGCACCGGGATTAAAATAAGCAACTCGGGTTTTATGTATTTTACCAATTCTTCCATCTTTTTACAGCTCCTTTACTTCAAAATCATGGCTAAAATTGCCCCTACAATGCCGCCCGCCAGGGTGGAGCACACCGTTGTCACAATCGTTTTGATTGCCGCGTTCCACCGCTGGGCCGGTATCTTCTCCAACGCCTCTATCTTGGCCCCCTGCTGGGCAAGCTCGCGTTGGATATTTTCCGTATTCGTGGCAATTTTTTCTACTGACTTTGCCAGCTCATAAATGGTCTTGCTGTCTCGTTCCAGGCTGTCAATCCTATGGGTGTTACTTTTCGCTCTTTCCGCAGTTTCTACCAAAAGCTGAAAGTTTTCCATTCATCCTTCCTCCCCGATTGACTACTTAAAATAGTTATTCTGTATTTTAATTGGGTATTTTGACTTTTAATACTAGTCACACGCTTTGTCCCCGGTGATTTCGTCAACCTGCTGCTGGCTGATAAACCTGGGGGCATACGCCAAGAGCTGTTCTTTGGTAAGTTTTCCGGTTTGATATTGCAGCTTCAAAAATTCATAAAACATGTCTACACCTCCGCCAGCATCGTCATTAGGCCCAGGGTGGCGGCTTCGGCAGCCTCCAGGCGCTCTTTCAGAGCCTGGTTTTCGCTTTCGAGCATCGCTACCTTTTCCGAATCGGTGGGAATGCGCTCAATTGGCTCGCCGTCGCGGGTAAACACCCCGTTTTCGTAGGTATCGCCAATCTGCACGGGGTATTGCTCGCAGGGGGCCAGCGTGCAGTGCATCACGCTTTCCAGTTTTAGGGCTGCTAGGCCTGTGCATTCTATCACATTGTCTACTTTCCCTTGTCGTATCGCTGCGTATCGCATCAGTTTACCTCCTCTGTTGTTGTGCTTTCGCTGGCAGCGTTCCAATCGCCCCATCGAATGATGGCGATACCACTGCCGCCTTTTCCCCCTGCAACTTTGGTGTTTCCATACTGGCTTGCGCCGCCACAGCCTCCGCCTCCGCTACCGGTGTTATCAGTAGCGTCTGTTCCTCGTGTTGGTTGGGTGGATCGATACATGCCGCCTCTCCCACCATTGCCAGCAGTACTAGAACCGCCTGTACCGCCTGGGCTTGTGCCACCGCTTTCGCTGCTTCCGTTGGAACCGCCTCCTCCACCGCCGCCGGAGCTAAATAACCTCAGTTGCGTGTTGAAAAATTCGTATGTAGACGCGCCCTGTCCAACCCCGCCGTATCCACCTGTATATGTTGTACCGCCTGGGTTTCGTGTTGGTGCATCTACACCATTTCCGCCATTTACCCCGCCATTGCCGCCAGGGCCAGTAGAATATATACCAGCTCCGCCACCGCCAGAACCGCCATCTCCACCAGCGGCTCCTTTAGTACCAGTTGCAATTTTTCCCGACTTTCCTCCGGACACAGTATATGTGTCGACACTTGTGTCCCCGCCGTCAACTCCAGCAGCACCTCCACTACCAATCGTTACAGGAATTTCAGTGTTGCGTTTCAGCAAGACATTTGCATTCATTTGGGTATATCCACCGCCGCCACCAGAACCGCCATTATGTTCACCTAAATTACCGCCGCCACCGCCGCCGCCAACTAAGAATATATCCACCATTGTATCGCGGTTGAGGGTTAAAACGCCGCTGTCGTACATTTCAATATACCCCTTTTGCCCGTCCCCGAATATCTGGCTGTTGCCCGTGTAGCTGGGTATCACGTCAGCCGGTGTGCTGTCGTTGGGCTCGGCGGTCTGGCCGTCTTGCACCACCATGTGCAAAGAGCTCCCGTCTATGCCGGTTTGGAATTGGTTTTGGTAATTGCGCGGGAATATTCTAAAGTTATACTCTACCCCTTGCTCCAGCTTTGAGCCTGGGATGAACATCGTATCACCGCCCGATTCGCTCGTTATGCTTCCGTCTGCGTCTATGTATAGCCCTTCCGAGGGCAGGCAGAACGCCGGGCGCAGGTAATATATTACAGAGCAAGCAACCGCCGCCATACTGCCGTTCGGCTGTACCGACCATGTTGCGTTTGCACTGTTTGTTTGGGGCGTCCTTGTCCAGTAGCTCCCCGTTTCGCCGTTGTAAAGGGCGAAGCGGTCGGTAGTAGCGGCAAAATATGCAATCGGGTATCCCTCAACCGGCGCAGAAGCATCGACAAAATTCAGCTCGGTCGCCGAAAGAAGAAACCCTTTGCGCACAATGGTTTTAGAAACTGGGGATTCTCCCGGGTCTACTCTGGTGCAGGCTATGTCCACCTCGGGGATTTTTTCTTTCAACGACGAAGGCAGCATAAGTAAATATTCCTGCGTCAGGTAGGTATCAATGGACCCATTTTCGTAGTCCCTCAGAGCAGACGTCCCCCACGCCAGTTTCTGAGGAAACAAATCCTTTCTCAGCAGCAGGGTATTGGCGCTGCCCGCATTGGGATACCCATGCTGCAATACCAAAAACTTGGTTGGGTTGCCGTTTTCGTTTATCTTCACTACCGCGCCAGGGGTGGCGTCTGCCAGTTTTGTGTTTGCCATTTTTTCCTTCTCTCCTTTTATTCCGCCTATGGCGGTTGATAGAGGCCTACGGGCTCCTTTCTATGCCAACAGGGTGTAGTCCCCGTCCGCGTCCGGCTGTTCGCTTACCAACGTGTCGTTGGGTAGGCAGAACGCGGGGCGGATGCCCAATTGGGTTGCGGGCGCCCTATCCGATTCCAAACCTGACGCTGTGATAAGCATCGCACGAGCCGAAGAACGAATGACAGGAGTGCGCGTCCACCAATCCGCTGCTATAGAATTGCGGGTTGCTATCCGTTTTTCATCACTATCAAAGTAGGCGATGTGCGTACCTTCAACGGGAATTGTATTTTTAGACCCGCCGAGCTCGGTAGCGGAAAGCAGAAAGATTTTTCGCGATATGGTGGTGGGGTTGGCGCTAACATAATCCGGAGCGATTGTACAAGCAATCGTTATCTCCGGTATCAGGCTTTTAACAGATGCACCCAGCAATGACAAATAGTCATTGTTTAAATAGCCGTCTATGGGGCCGTCTACAAACGCAAGCGGATAACTATTGGCGTTCTTCCAGTTACTCGTTTGGGTTACAAGGTCTTTTCGCAAAAGTAATGTATTGGCGCTGTCCGCGTTGGGGTAAACATGCTGCAACACCAAAAACTGTACCGGCACACCATTTTCTGCAATCTTTAAGGTGCTGCCCACCGCTAGCGCACTTAAAGGCTGCCCGGACGCTGACGCTTCACCTTTGGGGAACACCATGTGCTGCCCGTCGTAGGGATGCAAAATAGCCCCCTCGCTGGCTTTTTTAAACGTCACCCAGTAGTCTTTCAAGTACGCATAGCTGGCCTCACTGGGCGGGTCTATGCTTAAAGCAACGCCCCCATTTTCCCCCACTGCCTTTAAGCCTGTTACCTGTATGGGCGTGGTGCGGGCTAGCTGTTTGCCCTGCCCGGATGTCCCAAAAATTATGCTCATGCAATCGCTCCCTCTGTTACATTCGTCACGGTAATCTGCGCGGCCACTTCCATATCCGGCGGAAACTCGCATACCGCATATACCGTGCCGTTTACGTTGGCCGTTGTTATGCCAGCGGGTATGCTGTTCATCAAGTTAGGCGCTATGGCAATATCCACCTTTTGGCCCACCGTAAACGTTACCCCTATTATCTGCTGAATATACATGCCATTCAATGACACTTCGTCTATGCTGCTCAACGCCCACCCAGACGACGATAGCGTGATAGTGTAAATCGAAACCTGGTTTTTTTCAATCGTGTTGCTCATGTCCTGCAAATTTTGGGCGCTAATGGGAGTACTGGTAGAATTATCCTCCCATACCGGCGCTGCATATTTTCCGTTTGTAATCGACATTTTTTCACTCCTCTTCTCCGGGTAATTTTGTGATGGTTGCTATCGGGAAATCCTCTACCGAGGTTGCCTGTATTGTCATTTCTCCCCGTTGGCCCAATGGACGGCTAAACCCTGTCACCAGGTGGCGTTCCACGGGCGTCCCCTTTTTATCCAGCCTGCGGATGGTTACCAAATTGTTTTCGACAATATGGAACATTTGGGACGAGGAAATAGACACCGATTTGGTAAGCACCGCATAACGCTTTAACCACCATGCCGCCAAATCCTCGCACTGTTTATCTGCATAGTAGCCAGAGGAAGATTTTATCAACGTCCTTTTTCCCAGTGCGCCAAAAATATTGGTGTCGCTGCGGGGGTCTTGGTTGGTGGCCCGCCCTTTTGCCTGTGCAGCATCTTCCAGCGCTTCGCCCATTATGATGATATCGTTATATACTTCCGAGCTTTTTACCGCATAGGTTGCGCCTAAAAATTCTTTTTCAGTGGGCGTAAAATCCCACAAAATCGGTTTGTCATTATCCAAAATATCATCCTGCGAGGGTTCCAGCCGCAGTCTCCCGGTGGTGTCATACCCAATCCACCCGGCCAGCATGGTGTTCATTTCCTCTACCACGTTGGAATATGTACCATCCTCGTCGGTGCGGTAAGTATAGGGCGTGTTGGTTACCGGCACGGTTTCTTTAGAGGGCAGCTCCACGGTTTTTCCGTTATAATACTCGGTAAACAAAGGGGGTACGTTATCTATCGGAATCCCGTTGCCCCTGTCCAGGGCCAAAATTGTACGGATAGCGTTGAAAATATTGGTGTTCAAGGGCACTTCATAAATCCCGTCCAAATTGCCAAACAAGGTGCCGTCCAAATAGGCCCACTTATCATACAGGGTAAACGAAGCCGTTTTCTCTCTGGGGCGCAAAACCTCTTCCGGGTCTGCCATATAAAACACACCTTGCGGGATATAATACGGTTCTCCCGTTGGCAAAATTAACCCCTCCTGCAAGCGTATCTGCTGGCCGAACCATATGTTGTTTACATTAAAGTCGTATTCGTTTTGCAGGTTGGATAACACTACTGTTGCCTTTCTGCGCTGGCCGTTTTGCAGGTTCACATTGATGCTTCCATCCTGAATAAATGCCCCGCTTCTGCGGTTTAAGGGGTTGTTGTCCAACGCAAAGGTTACGCTGCCGTCAGGCGCTAAAAACTCCAGCTTGGCCACCTTGGTAAAATCAGTGCGCAGGGTTTGCAGGTACAATTGGTATTTTTGCTGCTGGGTCATTGCGCCACCTCCCAGAAAGCATCTGCCAAGGTGGACACAATCGCGTTATCCACCGGCCCAATTTCCACCCAGTTGAGCGACATTAAATACATCTGTGGGCGCGAATTATCACTGGTTTTCATAGTAGTGGGGGCGCTTATGGATATACGCCAAATATTTCCTTTGCGGTCTTTTAAAAACAGTGGCAAGCTGCTTAAAGAAAGGGCGTAAATTTTCTGCGCCTGTTCGATGGTATCCTGGTATCCCATTTGGTTCACACTGCCAATATACGCCTGCAAAACGCCCGAATTATAATTGGCCGATGCCGGCTGCACTTTGGGGTAGATAGTAAAGTTTTCTAAAATATTGGGGGCGTTGTTGTTGGAAATTTCCCCCGTTGCTATATTGCATGAAAAGGGGTACTGCGCCTGAACGTGGTAAACCCCTTGTTCGTCCGGCTGGCACTGCAAAAGTGTCCAGTTCCAAAACAATGGAGTAACGGGGTTGGACAATATGGGGGCGGTTAGATAAGTGCTTGCGCCTGTAAAAAAAACATAATAAATATAGGTGCCCTGGCTGGGAGCCCCAAAATCCATCAGGGATAAGTCCCCAAGCGCCACATCACAAATATGGTTTAAAAATGTTCCCCCGTTGTCCTGCCTGTAAATGGCAGCTCCGGTAACGTCGCCGTCAAATTCTTTTACATTGCCCGCGTTCACTCCGTTGGAAAAATCCGCTAAAAAGTAGGTGTCTGCGTCAAATGCGGGGAATTCCCCAAACGCCAGCTCTCTTTTTGCAATCCACAAATATTTACACGTTTGCTCACCAGATAACACCACGGATGTGATGGGCTGCTGGGTGTAATTTACGGGCACGGTATAAATTTGCTCTAACGTCTCGGTGTTATCTTTCGGCGCAAGCAAAAGAGAGGGTGCCAGCGACAAAGACGGGGCCAATCCTCCTATCTGCACCGTTACTTTTACGCTTATTAAATAAGGCGTTAACACAATTTCCATCCAGTTTGCCGACGTATAATGCGCTTGCACCGTGGCAATTGTTTCCCCGTCTTTTTTTAGTAACACGTTTGGCCCCATCATTTCCAAAACAATTCCAGCGCCGTGCAAAGTTAAAAATGCGCCCTGTCTCGGCTTTCCTTTGTAGTACACGCTCCACGGGGGCAAAAACTGCATGGGCCGGCCGGTTACCGTATCCCAGGTAATCGAACTGCCGTGGGGCAACAGTATTTGCTCATCCTGTATAGTGTAAGCGCCTGCTGCCGTGCCGAAAATATAGGCCAAATCAGGCCACGAAACCTGCACAGCCTCCCCTTTTTTACAGGCCTGCACAAAGCCGGTTATTGGCACCGACGCATACAAAACCGAAACCAAAGCCGGCTGCGTTTGCGCCTGTACCCCGTTTTCGGTTTGAATAAAACAGGTTACGGTATATTCCTGCCCCCCAAAAAAGCCGTCGTAATCTGTGCGGATATCCTCGGTTCCATAAATCTCCTGCGTATCTTTTAAAACGTTCCCCTCGCTGTCTTGTATAACCCAACGAAACCAGTCTAATGTGTCCCCCTGTGCTTGCTCATAACTGGCTGAAAACTGGTAGCTTTTGGTGTTAAGCAGATTAGGAATGGCGTTGATTTGAATGGTTGAAGTGCTGCGGGTAATAAAAAAAGATGCCGATGGCTGGGCCAGACTGTCGGTAGCACTCCACCATTGGGTAATTACCGCCTTATATCCGTTGGCATATCCATTGCTTAAAGAAGAAAGCGCGGAGGCAGCAATATCAAATGAAAAAAACTGCTCGTTTCCTTTGTAGTCTCTGCCGTAAAAAGGCTGCGCTAAGGTCACTTTCCCACTATCGTAAACCTTTGTGGATTCTATATCGTTTTGCATAATAACGTATTGGTATGCTACCATAGGCGAATTTCCGTTTACCTGCCACGATACGGTAAACCCCTGCGTTACATCCACTACCCCCGCGCCCAACCCCGACGAGGTGGACGGGGTAATATTGGTTGGCACCGATAAGGCCATTGCTTTCCCTCCTTTTTAATAGTGTGCGTGCAGCGCAAGGGTGCTTAAAACCTGCGATAACGGTTTGTTCTTTTCGCTTTCCCCAATCTTTACGCCGTTTATGTAATAATTGGTGTCGTGGCTGTCATTTGGCAACGCCTGGTTTGCAGGCTGCACCTTTGCCGACATTACAAACATTCGTTCCAGCGAATCCACAAACCCTTTAAACTGCCCGTTTTGCATAGGCGATAAAATTTTCGCTGTCATATCCGGGCCTAAAACGGTTTCCTGCCGCTGGGTTCCCTTTGGCATAAACCCCAAACCGTTTGCCACGCCGCCCGAATCAAAAAACTTCCCGCCTAAGCCCAGCCCCACGCCGGAAGAAGAGCCTTTCCCTACCGAACTGGCGCTGGAACTTCCCCAATCGCGGCCCGAAGATGGGCTGGAGGTTGACCCAGAAGAGCTACCTTTTCCAATTGACGGGGCCCCTCCTGTTGATGGGTTATAATTTACAGAGGAACTGGAGGAGCTGCTAGACGCCCCCCCATAGCTGGCCCGCGCCGAACCGATAGAGGAAATGGCACTATTGATAGACACCCCCAGGCGTGCAAGCAACGCCGCTACGTTTTCTATCTGCGCTTTCATCTCGGGCGTTCCGTTTTTGGCAATATCGGCTAAAATCTCGTTAATGTCGCGGGTAGGCTCCTGCATGGATTCCTGCAAGGCTTTCCATTCTTCCTCATAAGCCTTGTATTGGGCTTGTATGGCCTCTTTTTGGCGTTCCAGCTCCGCCAACTGCTGCTGGTAGGCAAGCTCTATCTGTGCTTCTCGCAAGTCATCCTGGGCGTTTTTCAATGCCTCTTCAGCGCTTTCTACCTTTCCTTGGTCGGCTACCCACTGCCATTCGTCGCCAATTAGCATACGCACAGTGCGTTCGTTGCTAACCCTTGTTAATTCTTCCTGCGCCTTTAAAACCGCCAGCTTCTTTTCTTCAATATCCAGCTGGTCTTTTTCCAATTGGCGGGCGGCCTTTAAAGCGTCAATCTGCGCGTCAATTGCGTCCACCTGCGCCTGCATATTCTTTTTGGCCTTTTCCAGCTCTTTGTTAACTGCTTGATTTAATTCGCTTAGCAAAGAAGATGCAACATTTTTGGAGCTGGAAGAACCCGAAGAACCAGACGAGCGCCCTGTATACCCCGCGCCAATGCCCGCAATGGCCGCTTTAGAGGCTTGCTGCATGGTTTTTACATATTTTTCTAAGCTGGCAGTTGTTCCCTCGGCCACTTCGCCCTCGCGTTCCATCGCGGCAATTGCTACAACTTTAGCATTTACCAGCCCCCAGGTGGCATTGGTATTGTCGTTGGTAACAGCCAGCAACCCGTTTAACGCTTCGGTCTGGCCTGCTGTTGCATAATCAAGCGCCTGCTGCACCACTTCCAGCGATTGGCTAATCGCCATGTTTTCAATTTTGGCAGCAGTCAGGTTTTGGTAAGCCTCGGTGTTTAGGCTTAACTGCCCGTTTTCATTCACCAAAAGTGAAAAATATTCCGGGCCCAACGCCAACAGCTGTTGAAAGGTATCTACCGTTATGTACCCGCTGGAATTGTACTCGTTTACCGCATTATTTAAGGTGCCAAAAGCGCTTTGCAGATTGTCAATCTCGGCATTTAAAGCGTCTACCGCGTCAGCTAACTCGCTTACAGACATGGCAGCGGCACTTATGGTTTCCTCGGTTTCCTGCGCGGCCTGCTGCATGGTTTCGGTGTATTGCGCCGTTTTTCCAATCAGCTCATCCAGTGTGCCGGTAAGTGCATCCCCGGCGGTGTATGTGCTGCGCAGAGTGGATAACTCCAGCCCTATATCGTTCAGTTCTTTTTCAGCGTCTCTCAGCCGCTCTTCTTCCTCGTCGGTTAAAAGCGGCTTGCTGTTTAACTCGTCAATCTCCGCAGAAAGTTCCTCTACCTTTTCTTGGTAGCCTAAAACCTTTCCCTGCGCGTCGTCCAGCGACTGTTCAGCCCCCGACAGTTTGTTATACGCGGCTTCGCGCCGTTCCCACAAGTCGTCTGCTTCTTCTTGGCTTAGTCTATTTCTATAATTTAAGTGGTCTTTCCATTGCCGGTCAAGTTCTTCAAATTCTTTCTGCGCCTGATTTTTGTCAAAAATAAGCCCCTCGCTAGAAGCGTTAAACGTACGTTCTTCAAACGCCTCGCGGATTTCCTGGTTTCTTTCTTCCTCCGTAATTTTCTGTCGCTCTTTCAACAAAGCAATCTGGTTTTCCAGCGCTTCGTTTTGCAGGTGCAAAAACTCAACGCTCTGCCCGTCTGCCAAAGGCTTTGTGCCGTTAATAACCGCGTTGTTTTCCTCAATTTTGGCGGTTAATTCTTCTATTTCGCTTTGGGTTTGCTCGTATTGGTCGTTTAACTCCTCTATCTTCTCAATGTGCTCGTCATAGGTGGTGGTTAAAGCGTCAAACGCCGCAACAACCGCCATAATGCCGCCAATCACCGCCGCTGCTTTCCAAAACAAGGGGTTGGCTTTCATCACAGTGTTTAATTTTGTAAACCCTTTTTGCAGCAACACTACGCCGGCAGACAAAGCCGCCACCGTAATCACCGCGCGCCCTATGTCGGTGTCCAGCAATTCTACCAGCTTAATAATTGCGTTCAGCCCGGTTTTAATTGTTCCAGTATCCACCATGTGGGAAACCAATTTTGTCCAGGTAGAGGAAAGCCGTTTGCTTTTGGCTTCCCAGCTGTCCAAATAAATTTCGTTTTCCCGCAGGGCCGAACCCGCGCCATTGGCGTAGTCGGCCAGCATTTTTTCATACATGTCCCAGTTGGACATCAATGCGTTTAATACGTTGCCCTGCCGTTGGCCGGCTAGCGCTTCCCCAATGGCGCTTCGTGCTACATCGTCAAGGGTATCCCATTTCTTTGCCAAATCGGCCAGCACGTCAGAGGATTTTCTAAGCTCGCCGTTTGTCATGGTGGAAATGTCGGCATATTCCTTTAAAGCCTTAGAAGCTTTTGCAATGCTTTCGCCGTTAATCAGTTCCCCGTCGTCGGTTTCCCCTTTGATTTGGCGAATATTCATCAAAATCGTTCTAAGGCCCCGCGCCATTTCCTCGCCGGAACGCTGGGTTGCCGCTGTGGTGGTGCCCAGCATGGCCGCAAAGGTGTCAACGCTTTCACCCGCTTGTGCAAACACAGAGGCCGCTACCGTAACGCCGGAGGCCAGCTTGTCCATGTCAGTGGCATTTTTATTGGTGATTTCATTTAAGCCATCCAAAATCGGCATGAGCTTTTCGGTGCTGCCGCCTAAATTCCATGCAGCATCGGTTGCCAATAGGAACTCGTTGGCGGTGTCGTTGTTTACATCGCCTATATTTTGCAGCAAAATGCTTAATTCGCTTAATTCTTCTACCTTGTCCCTGTAACCCGCCCGGGCAAACGCCACCGAAGAAGCCAATACCTCATCGGCGGTTCTGCCCATGCTGGCAGCCAATTCGTAAGCGGATTCGGACAGCTGCTTCATCTGGCTGTCCGACATCTCGGTTGCTTTTTGAATATCTACCAACTGGGTATCTACCTGTTTTAAGGTGCCTAAAGAATCTTGCAGCGCGCTTGTTAGCTTATAAACGGCCATTGCCGCCAAATTGGCTAAAGTAAATTTGGCGGCAACAGAATCCAAAATCGTCTGTGTCTGCTGGGCTGTGGCGTTCATTTGGTTAAAGCTACGCTGGGTTTTCTGGGTTTCGCTTGCCAAACGGTTTTGCGTTTGGGCGGTTTTTTCCTGCGCCTGCTTGGTTTTTTCTATCGCCTGGGCGGTCTTTTCGGCTGCTTGTCGGGTCTTTTCCTGTTCTTTGGCTAAATTGGCAGCGGCAATCTGCGCGCGCGCTTGGTTGCTGGCAACATCCAACAGTTTTTTGGAAAGCCCGTCCACTCCGCTTGCGTTTACCTTTATTTCAATCGGTTTTGTTGCAAGCTGTTTGGCAAGTGCGTCAATCTGCGCAAGTTTTACTTCCGCGTTGCCTTTTAAATCCGCTTGTAAATAAATGGTTGCCGCCAAGGTTTTCCCTCCTTAATAGCCGCGATTTTTAAGCCCTAAATACAAACTCTCCTCCAAGGAACCGTCCGTTATCCCCTTTTGCAAGGCCTCTTCCATAAACGGCCTTGGGCCTGGAGAATACCAATCATATCCCTTGCCGCTTTCCACCACATCCACAATCTCGCGGTCTTGCTCTCTGCTGTAACCGTTATCACGCGTGGCGTTTGTTAGTGCCAGCACATTGTCAAACGCGGTGGCGTGGTAATTTTCGCGGTCTAACAAACCGCCGTTTTGTTTGCGGCGCACATACTCTTTCGGCTCGTATACGTCGTATACGTTTTGCCGTACGCTTTCCAACACATGCTGGGTCAGGGTATCGGCAACATCGGTTTCCAGCACGTTATCTATATCCATTTCCAGTTGTTCACGCCATTTGTTAAATTCTTCCAGCAGCATAGGCAATCCCCTCTCAAATGCCAAGGCGCAAAAAGCTTGTGCCCTCGCATTTGCCCCCTTGTGTAAGGGGGCTTTGGCTATTGAATATCCACCTGTACAACTGCTTGTAAATTCAGCGCTTCGTTTTTCACCGTAATTTCGGTGCTGCCGGCAGCCACGCCGGTTACAACACCGGCAGTGCTTACAGTTGCGGTTGCCGCCCCGGCGCTGGTAAACTGCAAATCGCTGTATAACGGCACGCTTAAACCGCCGGTACCCATTACATAGCGCACGGGAATGGTTTGGGTTTCGCCCACTGCCAAAGACATTTCCCCGCCGTCCAAAACAACCATATCCGTTACGCCCTGCGTCGCGTCAAAGGGCTCCCACACCATATATACCAGCGACGGTGTGCTACCGGCACAAGTGTTTTCGGTCAGGTCGTCAAACGCTAAAGCGCGCCCTGTTAGCGGAGAGTTGGCAAACTCGGTTTGCGTGCCGTTAAACGCCGCCTGCCCTGCAAATTGGAATCTAGGCGCAATAACATGCCAATACCCCGCCAATGTGCCGGTGTTCAAATTTTTTGCGTCGTTTGTCTGGTAAATAGGGTACTTTAATTCCAGCGTGCCGATTTGTGGGGTAAACAACGCTTTGATATCCAAAACCTCGCTTGCGGGTTTGGAAACGTAATACCGCACGGAATATTGCGTGCCGCTTACGGCGGTAAACTCCTTTACCTGTTTGGTGGCCGGGTCTATTTCGTATGCGGTGCCGTCGTTGTTCACATACCCCACCACTTTTTCGCTGCCGTAAGGGGCCACAGCTTCGCCAGTAATCGTCAAAGCTGTCGAATCGGCGGTAATAACCTCGCAGGTATCGGTAATGCCGTTATACCCCAGCGTGCCGCCGGTCTGTAATTGGCGCGAGCGAATCTCCACATCCGCCGCCGTCATGGTAACGGTAAAGTTGGCGGTATCCGGAATAACAATGACCGCTGGGTTGCCAACGCCCGCATTTAAAATGCCCTCATTCGAGGTTGCCTCTACATTCGCTTCGGTTAATTTGTTGTCGTAATACAGCAAATCGCGGTTAGCGCCAAAAAATTTAGCTTCGTATACGCCCTTGGAGTATGTATACGCTTTTTTAAATTTGTCTTTCATATGCTTCGTCCTTTCTGTTCTTGAATATGGCCCACCTGGCCCAATTTGTTTAAAATGGCTGTTTCGGGTAAAAATCCGTCTGCTTTGCCCCTCTCCCGGTCATAGCACCAAGATGGGTAAGGGTTTCCGTTTTTCCATTTTGCCCCATACCCCTCGCAAATGCCATTAACCGTAAACTGCTTGCTTCTCTGAATGCTTTTTGCACGGGTTTCAAACTCCCATACCGTCCAGTCAAGCAATTGGCGCATACGTATGCCAGATTGATACGCCACAGAATCCATAAGTGCAAACAGGTTGTACTCCAGGCTAGGCGCTCCCGTGCTCGCAAGCACTTCACGCGCTTGCAGCAGCTCGGGGTTTTCCGCTTCATCCGGCAGGCTTTCCCCGTTTTGCAGCGCCAAAATTTTGCGCAGCTGCGCACATTGCTTTGCCTGCAATTGCACTAGCGTACCGCCCTGCCGCAAAATAATCTTGGAAAATTTCCGGGGATTATCCGGGAAATGCTCTATCCGTGCCGTGCGCAGGGTTTCTTCTACAGAAATATTCAGCGCCAGGCAAAGCAAAATCAGCCATTGGGCCATATATCCGGCGGGCTTGCCCAATACAGCGGCATCGTAATCCATTGCATATAAAGCGCTTATGTATGGCAGCTGTGCATAATCCGCAGGGAGCGTTCCCAGCCGAAGCAGAAGAACCGGCTTGCACAGCATCCATTCCCTATAGCTTTTCATGCGAATGGGGTACAGCTTTAAGGAACATGCTTCTATTGGTTTTTCTTCCAGCATCTCCTTAAAATATTTTGGAAACTGGCTCATATCATCCTCCCAGTCATTCCATCAAGGTATTGGGCGGCGGTGCGCTGTCCGCCCACGTTAAACCAAAGGTTACGCGCCTGCCCACATTGGCGCGCTCGTCGTTAATGGCGTAGCTGCCGCAATCGGGCATCTGCCTGCGGTCGCAATAAAACGCGCCTATGCCATCCATGTTCACGCCGTTTAACGCTTCCCACAGGCATTGCTCTAGTGCCATTACGCGAGAAAGCGCCGCGCTTTTGGTGTTGTTTTCGTAAACCGATGAGGTTAAAATTTCAAAAGTCACAGCAATGTTTGCCCGGTAAGCGTCGCGCGGGGTAATAGAGCCGATATAGCACCTTAAAACGGTCTGTGCAGCGGTTTGCGCCTGTTGTACATATTCCAAAGGGAATATGCGCCAGCCCTTTTCGCTCGGCGGGTTTGTGGGGTTATATGGGTCAAACACCAGCGATAACTTCTGCTGCGGGGTCAAAGCCGCTTCATCCAAAGGCCGCGCGGTATCGTAATACAAATATTTCATCAGCCGCACCCTGGGGTAGTCGTTTGTTTGCGGCGGGGTGTATCCGTTTTGCGGCAAATCCAGCAGGTAATCACATATCTTTTTGGGCAGACGCTGCACGCCGCCCAGCCATATGTAATCCTGCACCCGTTTGTATGGATAGGTTGCGCTAATCATGCTTTTCACCCAGGGCTTTTAAAATTTCCTGCGTTTTTTCCAAAGTCGCCTGCATCTGCTGTGGGTCGGTGTTTAACGAAAGCACCGCGTTTATACGCACAGCCGTGTCGTTTATGTGTCCCATCTGCGAATGAATCTGGGCATTCAACATGGATGCAAACATCCTGTAGTCCTCTAAAATCGCATATATTTTTTCCCGCACACGGTCGTTGGCTTTCATCCTTTCCACCTGCGAAACCACTCTGGAAGACGCATATTCGTCATACAAATTCAGCGGCATGCAAATGTCTTCTTCCCAGCCCTCCCACTCCAATTTTAAATAGTAGTGGGTAAACACTCCCATCAATGCCCTGTGCTTGGCCATCTGGTTTTCCTGCCAGCGCGGCGGTAAGGCGTCGGCGTCTTTTTTTTCAACCCCAACCTTTACTTTTTCCATACACGCCTGCGCTATGGCCTGGGCCAACGCCGCTTTGGTCGCCAGTGGAATATACTGGTTTGCCTGCTCCAACATCGTTTGGGTAATCTGTATCATCGTTGCCTCCTGTTAATATCCTTCCAACAAAATTTTTGCGCTCGCCCGCATGTCGCCGTACAATGCCGTTATTTTCAACGGCACGGGGTCGGGCATGTAGCAGGTGATGGTTAATGTGTTTTGACCAATCTCTATTCCGTAAGCCGTTTTTGCGGGGCCTGTTACATTCCATTCCACAGTATCCTGCGTTGGGTGCCCGTTTTGATAAACCGCCGCCTGTATTGCGACGTGTTCAAGCTGTTCCAAGCTCTTTGGAAGTTGTCCTAGCAGCACCACCGAAGATGCCGCGCCCACCGTCACCGTTATATGCGAACGTATGTTTTTATTTTGCTTTAAAATGCACGACACAACACAGCTCCCTTCCTGCAAGGCGGTGAAACCCCCATTTGGGTCAATCTGCCCGGCATCCCCCTCGCATTCCCATAAATACCCTACTGGCTGCGTTGGGGCCAGCCCGTTTCGCAGGCTGGCCGCGGTAAAGGTGTATTGCGAAGAAACAGCCAGCTTTGCAGGGCCGTTTATCAAAATTTCCCAGGCAAACGGCTCGCCGCCGGAAACCTGATTTTCCATATCGTCATTCGCGTCCGGCTCTACCCGGTTTAAATCAAATGTCATTAGGTGTACGCTTTCCTGGTCGTTGGTGTATTCTCTTAAAAAATCCACCATGCCGGTAATTTGGTAGCACTGGTTTCCCAAAATCATGCGGGTGTTGTGGTGCACGTTTTTGGTGTTTTCGTTTATCTGCATCAGGCATTTCTGGTGTCCTGCCATTAACACCATGTTGTCTTGGTACTGGTTTTGCACTGCTTGTGCAGAATTTCTTGCCCACACAAACGGCTCTTCCAAAATATTTCCATAATAATCCAAAAAATGGTAAACGGCGTTGCATCTTCTTAAAACCGCGCTCGTCAAAACCGAGGATTGATTGGCAGGGTTGGAAACCAAATATACGTTGTCGCCAATGTTTACTTTGGCCCCCAGCGATATGTTGGCGTTTGCCGGGCACGCCCATGTGGCAAGCTTATAGTCCTCTATATATGCCCCGCGGGTGGATGTATTTAAAATGTCCGAAAGCCGTATGTTGCAAGGCGCCCAGGCGTAAAAGTTTTCGGAATCCATCCCCTGGCATTCCCCTTTGAAATAATCGGTAGAGTAAGGGGCCTGCATGGCATAAAAGCGTTCGGTTTCCCAAGCGTATAGCTGTGGGTAGCGCCCCTTTGTGCCCTGCCCTAAAACACAGGCGTTTTTTAAATACTCCATCTTTTACACCTCAAATCGGCATAACGGGCTGTTTGTTTAGCGGCACATTCTGGGTTGAGAAAATCGACTGTTCAAAACTTAAAAGCTCGCCGTCCAGTTGGTCTTTTAAAAACCGCATACGCTCGGTATCGGCTTTTACTTTTTCGTTTTCGTTGGCAAATTTGCTCGATTTATCCACAGCCTTTGGCGCGCGGCCCAAATAATCGCCCGCATAGCGCGTTTCCCACACATACTGCATGCACATGCCCAATATGCGTTTCATTCTGCCGTTTAATTCGTTGTCAAAAGCGCCATCTAAATAAAAATCCATTTCCACCTGCATCCCCGGCGTCAAGCCCTGTACCGTCACTTCTCCGGTCTGCGGGTCATATTCGGCCTGCAAAGGGGTGTAACTGGGCATAGCACATGCGGTGTTCACAACGCCCACGCTGCACAGCTCAAAGCCTGTTTTGCCGGTAGAAATTACGGTTTCTTCCCCGGTGGCAGTATAAGAAAAATCATCATAGTGCGACGGGGTATAGGTAAGCCATTGGGCTGCTTGCGGCGGCCGGGTAAAGCGCGGTACAGCGTTGTACAAATACAGGCTTAACCTGCGCATGGTCTGCGCCGGGTTTGTGCGCATATCCTCATTTAGCCGTTCATCGTTTTGTTCCACCATAAAATACCCGGTAATGATTTGGGCAAATTTCGTTCCCATGTCCTTACTCCGCATCCATTTGGTTTAAGCGTTCAATAATTGGGTAAAACGCGCCTTTTTTGCGCGGGTCTTTTTCGGTAAGGCTTGCATAATCTTCTTTGGAAATACGGTTAAGCTTTACTATCAAATCCCGGTTTAATGCACGCGGGTCTTTTTCTACAGAAGCTTGTGCAAAACGCCTTGCCACCATTTCGCGGTGCTCACGGCACAGCTTGGGAAAAATGTCCAGCAGCTCTTCTCCCATATCCAAAAGCTTTGCAAAGGCCATTTCGTCCAGCACTTCGCCCTCTTTGTAATCGGCGTTGTAAAGGGCGCGCTCGGTTTCGCTCAACCCGCTTAATACAATCAGCTTGCGGTTTTTTATAAGCCCGCGTACCGTTTTGTCGTAAAACCTTGTCCATTCTTTTTTGGGCACCACTACCATCCCCGATTTGCCGGTGATGGATGCGTATACCCCGTTTGGCCCCAACAGCAAGCGGTTGTCGTCGGCGCATTCATCCTGAAAACGCATAACTACCTCTTGGGCTTCTGTTTGGTGCATAACTTGTTTTTTTGGTGCAGCCATGTCCTCGTCTCCTTTCAGGCTTCATAGCATAAAAACAGACAACTACCGTCCTTAGACAGTAGTTGTCTGCTTTAGTAAATGTTACCATTATAGCTGTTTTTTGTCAATAAAAAGGCACTTCGTATGTATTGGCATTCTGCTTATGCGAAAGTGCTATTTATAGGATAGAACAATATTTTGACAATATCTTTGTACAGTTTTTCCCCTAATTACGATATTTTTCGACAAATTTTGCTAAATATTGGTATATGATAGAAATATCAATAAAATGGGGGTAAATGTTATGGGTAAGTCAGATGAATTTTTAGACCAATTGGTTGCGGATTATTACAAAAAAATCGAGACAAAGCAATCGCTACAAAAAGAATTAGGGAGTACAACTACAGAGATTGAGCAGAAATTTCTACCGAAAGGGCTTTATATGGATACTTTGTCAGGCTCTGAGATTGCATTAGTTCACCAGTGGATAAAGCTTGACATTCCTATTACGAGATATATCCGATTTGGGCGCCAAGGTAAATGGGGGATGCTTCTTTCCAATGAAGAATTAAAAAAATGGTCCTTTGCAGGATATCCATTCCACTCGCTTATGGTTTTTAACTATTCCGATATTGTAGATGTTCAGGCGGAGGAAATGTTTGAACAACAAGTAGAGGGACGGGTGGGAAGTGCTGCTGTGGGCGGGCTTTTATTTGGTGCGGTAGGCGCTATCGCCGGGTCCGCTGGCAGCAAAAATGTAGAGCAATTGTGCAAATCTATGGATATACATTTCACTCTCGCTACTCTTGATTGTCCCTCCTTAACGAAACCGTTTCTGAATGCTCCCATCTCTACTAAGTCTTTTGAGTATTCAGAAATCAAAAAGGATATCCAAGCCATTGTCGGTGCTTTTCAAGCCATGAAAGCACAGGCAAAAAAAGTCTCCGAAACACAGCCAAATCCTGTTATTGTTACCGATTTTGCCGATGCAATTGAAAAATTATTTGCATTGAAAGAAAAAGGCATGATAACAGAAGAGGAATACATCGCTAAGAAAAAGCAAATCCTTGGCATTTAACCTCTTGCTGCACAAGATGAAAACAAAAAGCGGCTGCGCGTAATGCACAGCCGTTTTTTGGCAATTAGGGCGCTCGCCCATGCCATTATACAGATAAATCCAGAGGGAGGTCGGAAATATCTTTCAGCCGTTTCCCTTGGACGAGTGTTTCCAACGTCTCAACAGCATCCTCCGACCCAACTTCCTCAACGGCACGCATCAATTCATATAGCGCAAAATGGTACACACAATCAATGTCGCCTGTACCGAGCGCCAGCGATGCAAGGCGGTTCGGCATCGGTTCCGCAGTTACTACAACGATATGGGGGAGATGGCCCTTCCTGTTGCGTATCAGGTTAAGGGCCTCTGTCCGGCTATTTTGCGCCCGGTCACTCCGCATGGTATATTTAGCTGATACGCTGGCGTGAAGCAACGGTTTTCCTCCGTTGGCCTTTCTTATGTCCGCCATCCTGCTGGTATCCACATCTACTACGCATTGCAGTTCATTGATTTCGCTGTCTTCATACAAGTCACGGTAGACAACAACATCAGGAGCAACCAGGTAATCGTTTCCCAATGAGGCGGCGAGCTGGGCATTTTGTGCAGTCAACGCACTTAAATAAGCCAAATGCTCATATTGGGCAAAATCGCTGGTCTTTAGCTTATTGTTGTTCCCCAACTGCAAGATAGTCCAACGTCCAGGACGAAGATTTTGAAACTGAGGAAAGGTTTCCTGTAAAAACTGCATTGTGAGCAATTCAAACTGTTTGCCTAATGTTTGTCCAGAAATCTTATCAACTTGATTGACAGTATGATGATGCTCATCGACAAGAATATCGACGATCTTCCTAGCTATAGCCTTTGACCCCCGGCTGCTGGTATCCGCATTAGAGGCCACACCAGCAGAGGTCAAGGTCAGCGTATTTGTTTCAAACAACTGCTCGTGAAAGTGAAATCTTGCTCTGGCTATCAGTGCATCCATGTGCAAGGCACTCCTTTATCTGTTCTCCCACCGCTTTCGCTACGGGGGGTGGAAAAGCGTTCCCAATCATCCGGCAGGCAACTGTTTTCCGGCTACCAAATGTCCATGTATCAGGAAATCCTTGAATCCGGGCCATCATCCGGCTGGTGAGCCGAGGCATTCCCTCAAAGCCAGGAGCAGGTGCTGCATCCGCAATTCCCCGACCATCTATACCAAGTTCAGCCCATGCTTTTCTAGCTCTGGTAGGGCCAAGGTCAGGCCCACCATGCTTCTTGGAACCACCCACCAGCGTTGGGGCAATACGATCCGCTTGCTCTGCCCACCGTTTTGCCCCAGTCCACTTGTTTTCTGCCATCAAATCATACAGTGTTTCGCCAACTGTTTTGGCACTGTCTGGTTTGTCCTCTGGATAGGAAAACGCCCCATATTGATCTTTTCGTATGCCGATAATAACAACTCTTGGGCGAAGCTGGGGAACACCAAAGTCTGATGCATTCAGTAGCTTTATATGAGTAACATACCCTAAATCTCGAATCGATTTGAAAATATGGCTGCGGTATGCCTCAAAGCTAGGGTCTAAAAAGCCACGGACGTTTTCCAGCATGACCGCTTTCGGTTTCATTTCCTGGATTAGTCTGATTGCCTCTGGAAACAAATCCCGGTCATCATCCTGTCCAAGCTGTTTGCCAGCAACAGAAAACGGGGGACAAGGCCCCCCGCCCGCCAGTAAATCAACGCCTCTGTATGGCCTTCCATCAAAATCGTGAACATCCGCACAGATAACATTCCATTCTGGCCGGTTTTTTCTCAAAACCTCGCAATAATCGGCTTCATACTCAACCAGAGCTACATGAACAAACCCGGCCATCGCAAGACCAAGGGCTTGTCCGCCAGCTCCCGCACAAATCTCAACACAAGTTAATGGCCGCTGCATAATCCTGTCCTCTCCTAACTTTGGCGGCCATCTTATAGGTTCATCTTCCGTAAACTCAATGGCGCCGCCAATGTTATAATTTAACGTCTTGCATTTTTAGTATACCATATAAATACAAAAAAAGCAGCCTATAAAGGCTGCTTTTCTAAAAACACTATCAAGTGTAAGAAAGGGTTGCAATCTTGCTGCCAAACACCGGCTTTACATCCATCGACGCGGTTACGATAATATCCAGCGTCATGTCGCCGGTCTCGCGCGGGTCAAGCTCCACAGTAATGGGGGTTCCCTCCTCCATTGCCATGTAAATCGGCTTATACCCGCCTGCGCTCATAAGCCATACAACATCGTTTTCCAGCATAGGGGTTACGGCGGTGTTCTGCGTGCCGGGAACAATCACGTTTTGAATCGGCATCAGTTTCGCGCCCATATACTCGGCCAGGTAGCCGTATCTTGCCCATTCAATGCCCAACATGGTAGAAAGCGCCGCGTCCAGGTTTTGGGTGGAGGCGTTCACAATGCCGGAGGGCAACGCTTGCGCAAGGGTAGAATAGGTGCCAAACGCAATTACGTTGTTGTACCCGGTGTTGTTTACTGCCGAAACCCTTTCAATCGCCTTAATCCAGTTTTCGGTGGTGTTTCCGGTAAATTTTAAACCGGTGGGTACAAACTGGGTGTTGGCGGTGGCAGTAGTCATGGCATTGTACCACAAAGCGTTTATTTTGCTGTACAAGCCTGCGGCAATGCTGTTAAAGTACAAGCCCAAATCCACGTTGTTGCCCACCATCTGGTACCATTTTACCGTTGCTTTGGCGGTGTAGGGCTGCGGGTTTAAGGTAATGGGGTAGTTGTACAGATAGTTGCTGCCTTTTGAACGGGAAGCACCCCAGCTGTCGTCTTCAAACACAAAGATATCGTTGGAGCCAACGGAAATCTCGTAGGTTTCACCCAGCGGCACATATACCGTTTCGCACAGGTAAGAAAGCGCGTTGCTCATAACGGCGGGCAACACCGGGTATACAATTTCGCTGATAATGCCTGACAGCACTTTCAAAAATGCTTTGTCGCTCATAAAGCGGCGCTGTTTTTTCAAAAACTGTTCATATGTTTCCGGTGTGGCTTCACCGGTCATATTGCAAGCCATTTTTGCGGCATACAAAAACAGTTTTTCTTTTAAATTTTGATTAGTTTTGGCATAAGTGACGGCGTCCAGTTTGGGCGTGTATTCCGACGGTTTCTTTTCCATAACGCGCAAATGGTCGTAGTCCTTGCCGTTGCGCTCCACCATCAAAAGCCTGCCGCAAGAGATAATATCGGCGCGTTCACGGCTGCCGCCGTATTCCTGCGGTTCAACCTCAAAATATTTTTGCGAAATATTGTTTAATTTAATCATGCGCCAGCGCCTCCTTCCCAGCCGTCCACACAGGCCAGTACATCATAGTAAGTAAAGCCGTTATAAGCACCCTGGGTAAAGTTGCCGGTACCCAGCAGTTTAAAATATGGCAAACCAGCAGCGGGGGCCGTTGCCGCCGGGACCAGTAGCCCGTTTGCAATGGTGAAAAACTGGTTGGTAGAAATTTCCGCCGAAAGGTTGCCAACGCCAAAGCGGTAAATGTTTACGTTGTTAAAATAAATCTGGGTAAAGGTCGAACGCTCCCCAGCCGGAACCGCCAAACCCAGAGTGTTTGTACCCACTTTGTAAATCGCCCCGGTCACCCCGTCGGTCAAACGGTTTACATTAAAGGTATTGCAGGCGTAAATGGGAGTAGTCGCCTTATCGGTGGCGGTTGCCATCTGCATGCTCCATGTGTTGGTGTTGGTAATGCCGACGTAACCCTCTACAGGCAAACGCTCTTTTTTAGTTACTAAAAAACCGGCCGCGCAAACCTCGTCATTGTTTGAGCCATTCTTGTATACGCCTGTCACATTGGCAATGCTGTCAAACTCGTGGTTAGAAACCTTAATTTCAAAAGCCGTATTGGCAATAAATGCCATATTATCACTCCTTTATTTGTTAATTCTTGCTAAAATCCCATCGATTCCCTCTGGGTCTCGTTTGTTCACGCTGTTGTTCCACATTACAACAGAACGCTGGTTTTTTCTTTCCAGCATCTTTTGCATACAGCGTGACATCAATTCTTCGCAGGCTTTTTGGTCTCCCGCCCAGTCGCCTTTCTCGTCTTCGCAGTCCACATAGGCACTTGCATTCTCGCAAATGTCTTCACAGTCTTTTTCGTCCATGTCCTCATCTGCATGGTCCTTTATTTCCTGCGCTTTGGCTTTTACCGCACTTTTAATCGCTTCAAGCCTTCTTGCCTTTTCCTTTTCTTCCATTTTCTGGAATCTCTCGCGTTCCTGGGCCAAATCGCGTTGGGCATTTTGCAATTTTTGGTTTACTGCCTGCAATTCGCTGTTCAAAACCGACAAAAGGCTCTGTGCTTCTACCTGTACGGTTTCCTCTCCGGCGGTAAACGCACACATGGCGGTGGCCGGTTTCATTTGGTCGTTTTCCTCCATATACAGCTTACCATCCAGTTTCGACAACAAACAGGTAATACCGTTTTCAGTGCCCAAAACGTGGTAATCGGGAAATTTCTTTTCTTTCTTCAACGTTTTCTTCACTCCTTTTTGCTTGGATTGTTCTGCGGCTACCTTCAACTTGAATTCGTTAAGGGCCACGCCGATATCTGCCAGGGAACGTATGTTTGCCCCTGCAACAGCCGGGGAAACCCCTTCCCCCAAAATGGTTGTTCCCAATATTTGATATGTGTCATAGACTTCGGTGTCGCCATCATAACGTATGTTCTCCACCAATGTTTCAATGGAAATGCTCATTTCTCCCTGCTTATCAAGCATTTCCACCAGCTCGGCGGCATACCACGTCCAAATATGGCCCACACCTACAATCCACTTGGAACCTTGCATGTTTTCTATGCGGATGTCCTGCTCGTTGGCAAACCACCCTACAATCCGTTCGGCGTTCGCGTCGGTAAAAGAGGCGTATTCTTCCCCTTTCCTATCGCGTTTGATTTGGAAGTTGTGCCCGTCTCCCACTTTATTTCCCACATAGGCCACTAAAATAGGTGTATCAGCAAACAAATGGCGGTGTTCTTCCAGCCTTTCATACCGCCAATTGTTGCGGTTGGTTTTGTCGTTCAAAAGCTTTACTTCCACGCGGTACAAAAAGGGGTTTTCTTTTTTTTTCCTTTTCTGCTAGGTCCTTTACATCTTGTTTTAAAACAGTCCAAATACATTCATTTTCATTTCTTTTCATAACATAGTTT